TTAATAATATGTAAAAGGTTTTTAAATTATAAAGTAAAATTTTATAGTTAATGCCTAAAGAAAAGAACAAAGATGGAATAGCCATTACAACTGAACTGGTTGGAATTAAGAATCTCAAGTCTACAGGAAACTATCGGCTTGAGTTTGACGTTTATGAAATAGACACAGACAAGGTAAAAGAATTGATTACAAAACTAAACAGACCTTTTATGATGGGGCTTGTTGAATACGATGGATAAACAAGAGGGAAACAAGGGGGATACCCGATTTAAGAAAGGCACTGATATTGGCAAAGAATACCGATGGAAGAAAGGTGAGTCTGGTAATCCCAACGGAAGGCGCAACGCATATACTGATTTAATAAAAGAGTTTAGTTTCAGCAAGGTGGGTGAAAGAGAAAGAAGGGAGGTGGTTATAGCTAAACTGTTTCAACTGGCTGAGAGAGGCGACCTAAGAGCCATACAATTCATTGTAGAGAGATTAGAAGGTAAGGCATTAGAACGCCAGGAACGAACCACTAAATCAGAGCCAATTCAAGTGATGGTAATAGATGAAGAATAAAACAAAGATAATTGCTAAGATACCCCTGCCAAAATCTCAAAGAGATTATTACCCTAAGGTAATGAAAAACCCTAATAGGTTTGGATTTATTTGGGATACGACCTATTATAATTTAGATGATTGATTGGTCGGTAAACAAAACAAGGCGAGACATCCTAAATGACCCTGCTCGTTTCAAGGTTATTGTAGCTGGACGTAGATGGGGGAAAACCATATTGAGCCTTATGTACTTATTGAAAGATGCTTTCCAACCTAATGAAAGGAGGTGGTTCATTACACCGACCTACCGACAGGGCAAGATGATTGTCTTTCCAGTATTGAGGCAGATGTTTAATTCCTTTGAAGATGCCAAGCTAAATGAATCAGAGATGAGTGTAACCTTTGGGAACGGTGCTGAATTAGCAGTTAAGGGAGCAGATAATGAGAACAATCTAAGAGGTGTTGAATTAACTAAGTGCGTAATGGATGAGATGGCTTACATCAAACCCCATGTATGGGAAGAAATCATTATGCCTATGTTAGCCACTACTAATGGTGAAGTATTATTCATTGGTACTCCTTCTGGATTTGATATTATGTATGATCTATATCAAAGGGGACAGGCTGAAGATGATTGGAGTAGTTGGCAATATACTACCCTGGAAGGTGGTTGGGTTCCTAAGGAAGAAATAGAAAGAGCCAGAAGGACTATGGACTTATCCATATTCAAGCAAGAATTTGAAGGGAGTTTTGAAACCACTGGTAATAGAGCAGCATATAACTTTGACAGGGAGACGCATTGTACTAAGGCGGGGGAGTTATCTGATAAGCTATGGTGGGGAGTGGACTTCAACGTGGATTTCATGACCGCTACTCTTGCCTGTGAATACACCGACAGCACAATACACTTTTTTAATGAGATACGATTGAAGAATAGCAACACAGAAGAATTGGCTATTGAGATGAAAAAGATTGCACCTAATATTGAGTGTTATCCTGACCCTGCTGGCAAGGCACGTTCAACCACCTCAAGGAGAAGTGATCATCAAATCCTGAGAGACCACGGATTTCTAATAAGAGCAAAGAAAGCACATCCAAGCCACATAGACAGACTCAATTCTTTAAATAGAAAGCTGAAAGATGCTGAAGGGAATATCGGTATGACTGTTGATCCTTCTTGTATTTACTTAGTGAAAGATTTAGAACAGTGTCAAAGAGATAAGCGAGGTGGATTGGCGAAAGATAATATGGAACTCACTCACGCACTCGATGCTTGTTCATATGCCGTTTCACACAAGTTTCCTATTCGTAGAATGATAGGCTCAACTCAGAGATGGTAACTGATGCCAAATAAAAGAGCCAAAGACCGCAAAAGAAAGAAAAGAATTTTGAACAAAGAATTACAAAAACAAGGGAGAACATCCATCCAATATCATAAAAGGAAAAAGAAAAATGTATAATTTCGGCAGGTCAGTTAATCGTGTTGTAATCCCTGAACTATCTGAGTCTGTAGTCCTTGCATCCGTAAAGAGTGCATACAAGAATTACATCAGTCAGCAAAATTCTAATCTAATGGAAAGTCTTGATTTCTATTACAATCAAAACTTAGACAGCCACATAGAACCGTGGTTTGCTTCAGATAGTTTAAGTCAGGTTCCTCCATTCGTACAATCTTGTGTACCCAGATTTGCGAGAGCAAGGATGATGCTTTATAAAGAAATCCCCCAGAGACTCATTGGAGGAGAAGTGAATAAAGAATACAATGCTGTTACTTATAAGATAAACAGCAAGACAAGGGAGTTCGCTGAGTTAAGTTGGTTGCTGGGTTGTTGCTGGATGAAAACGAGATTTAATGAAAGAAAGCAAAGAATTGAATACGAAGTCTTACCTCATGTCAAAGAGTTTTATTTTACTGGTGATTCAGAGCCTTATGGTTATGCCTATGAAATAGAATCGACTGGCACTAAAAAGAGATATGTATTCTGGAGTGAAGATAGAGATGGTATTCCAGGGATGCACTTTGAGTTTAATGAGAAAGGTCAAAGATATGCAGTAACTGGTAATGAAGACATGACTAACCCTTATGGAATTAATCCTATCAGTAAGGTTGAATACACTTCTAATGCTTATGACGTTGTAAGGGCTGGGTTGCACATAGGTTTGGCTATGACTGAAATTGCTTTGAGTGTTAGGTTCAGATTGGGGCAACCAGTCTTTACTGGTATTGAAGAAGGACAGGCTAAACTAAAAAGTGGAATTGACCACGCCTTAATCCTACCTGAAGGAGCATCTTTCTCTTACGTTACTCCAGGCGGTACATTAACCGAACTCATTGAAGCGGTTAAGTCTATGGCAAATCAAACTGCCGAGAACAATCAACTCAGAATTAGATGGGGTGAATCAGGCGGCAATACTCCGAGTGGTGAAGCATTGAGAATCTTAGAAATAGAAAATTTAGAATCAAGAGAAACAGATGAGTCCTTATTTAGAGAGTGGGAACATAGCAGATATTTAATTGACAGAACAATCCTTGAAAAGCATGGGTTATTAAGTTTGTCTGAAGATTACGCTGTTGATTTCGGTGAAGTATCTTATCCTATGTCACCCCAAGAGGAACGTGCATGGCTTGATTGGAAACTCGCTAAGGGTATAATGACTCAAAGAGAGTTACATTTATATTTTAATCCTGATCTAACTGATGAAGAATTGGAGAGTAAAATGTCAGAAGTGAATAATGAGGTTAGGAAAACTGCTGAAGCTATTAAACCTGAATCTCCTTTTCAGAGAATCTTAAATGCCTAATGTTCAACCCGCTGTAGATGCTTTTACTGCGGAAATAAAACTGTTAGAAGAATCCTTTGAACGTGACTTAAAGACACTCACCGTCAAATTAAAAAAGATGACGGATACAGAATTAATACAGGCCACCTCACAATTAAATTTCTTTCAAGAGATTGTAGACAGGGGTTATGGAGAGGCTTTAGATAAGTTTGATGGCGAGTACACAAAGATGTTAGCCGCTGCAGTAAAGGAAGCGAGAAAGCGAGGCATTGATCCTTTAGCGGGAGCAAGTGTTGAAGGATTACAAGTATTAAGGGATATGGATTATGAACGCTTATTAGGGAGGGCGAGTGCTTACGCATCAGAATTACAAGCACAATTATTCAGGGGTGTCTATGGTAATTCATCCATTTTTCAGATTACAAGTAAACTTAGTGAAACAAAATTAGCGAGTCATCAATTGAATGTTATGGCTTATGACGGTTTAAAGATATTCGATGATATGAGTAGATATGCTGTGTTCAAAGGAGCAGATGTCAAATGGACTTACATCGGACCTCAGGATGCTTTTACAAGAGATGAATGCGAATCTACTAATTTCAATGAACCTAAAGATGGCTATACAGAATCAGAAATCCCTTCAGATACCCCATTTGGAACAAGAGGCGGATTTAATTGTCGCCACTCTTGGGAGATAAAATGAAGAATTTTAGACCCGATAAATTAGTCCAACAACGTCGTTCTGATTGGTTAAAACTTGGCGGGAAATTAGTTACCAGAATAATAGATGACTCTGATAATGGCATAAGCCAAGATGGTTCTGGTAGTTCTCGGGATTTTGAATCATATAGTTATGATTATGCTATAAAAAAGCAGCAGGAAAAGCAACACCCAAAGGAGTTTCTTCAAGTAGACAGGTTTCCCCTCCTAATCTTAGAGCATCTGGTGAAATGTTAAATTCTATAAAAGCACAAAAAGCCACAACCGATAGTGTAGAAATTAATTATAGGTCTGGCTTAAAAGTCTTAGGTAATGCCAACCCCCCTACAAAAACAAATAAACCAAGACGGAACATCTATGGACTTAATGACAAAAATTGGGAGTTCGCAAGAGATTTTATAGATGATGAGATTGACCAAAAGATATTGAAATTTAACCGTAAAAAGGTTTTTTTTGATATTAAAGTGTGAAATATCTAAATCTTATTTTTTAAAAATATATTTTATGACTTAATTTAAACATAATAAAATGAGGACAGAATGTCTGAACTAAACAAAGAAGCCGTGCAAGATACCGCACAAGAGGTGGCAACTAATAGCCAGAGTCAAGAACCCGAAATGAGTCCTGAGTTGGGTTCTGCGATTGCAGAAAGCAAAAAGTATAGAAACAGGGCACAAGAAGCAGAGACTAAACTTGCTGAATTGCAATCTAAGGTGTCAAAGCAAGAGGATGAACGATTGGCAGAACAAAACGAATGGAAAGAAATTGCCGAGAAAAGACAAAGTCATATAGATTCAATGGAAACCGACTACAATAGACTGAAGAGTGCTGAAGAAGCCTATCGTGATGAACTGCTTAACGCATTAAGTGATGAAGATAAAGAATCATTCGGAGATTTATCCGTGACTCAACTTCGTACTTTAACTGATAAACTAAATCAAGAAATTAATAATGTAGTCCCTACAAGTGGAACCCCTGCACGATCAACTAATCCTACCAATAAAAATTGGGTGGATATGACCG